TTGGAAAACACCCGACTGCAAGCTGCAAGGGGGTCCTTTAATTATATATATATATTTATGTGTTACTAATAAAAGATATAATCACTTTATAATACAGAGGGGGGTTGCAGTTCTGCAGTCCACTGTTTTTTGCATTTACAGCATATTTTACCCTTTGCAGTCCGAGAGCATTATAATATAGTATAGATAAGCTATAATTAGTCTTGAACAAATGAGTTCACTTCCAGCTTCTGAAGCTTCTGAGAAGTCTTAGAAGTAGCTTCCTATCCTTGGGAATTAAAAAGCTTCTGGCTTTTATTCCTATAGGAAGTCAGAAGTTAGAAGTAAATTTAAAAGATGAAACCAGAAAGGATACACGATGGACGATGCATTGCATGATTTTCTAAAGACAATCCCGAAGAAGGAGCTTGATGAGACGATGCAAAAGGTCGGGCTTGCATCTCAATCTCTCGTTCATTTCAGGTCTGGACTCCTTGACAATGACATCACCGCTGAATGTGAACCGGCTCCCTTTCACCATCAATGGTCTGACATCTTGATAAATGGGGTCGATAACTACTGTATTGAAGGATACCGAGAATCTGCAAAGACAAACTATGTGCTCCGGGCATTCCCCTTATATAGTATCTTATTTCCATCCAAGCACCAACGATACATATTGCTTGTCAAAAGAAACCAGGAAACGGCATCGGACAAACTCAAGGACATCATACGAGAAGCGAAATCAAACAAATGGATTCGTATGAATATCGTCAATATCATTGAGGAATCTGCATCGGCATTTCAACTTGTGGTGAAAGATTATCGTAACCCTGGACAAACAATGGAGATACGAATAGAAGCACATGGAAAACAGGGCTCAATCAGAGGGGCATCGTGGGGCTCCCTCAGACCACAAATCATTATTGCAGACGATTTGCAGAACAAGGACGATATGGATTCAGACAAAATCCTGGAACGAGACTGGGACTGGTTTCTTGATGACGTACTCTTTCTGGCGAAAAACTGCAGAATTTTTATGATTTCAAACAATATGGGTGAGAAATGTATCGCTGAACGAATCTTTCGGGCTAAAGACCATTTTGGATTCATATGTGAGAAAATCAAACGAACCAGTGCACTCGATATGACCGGTATCCCAACCTGGGCTGCAAAGGACACTCAGGAAGAAATCTTGGCACAACGAGACCAATATATCGGGGAACATCGGGAATCAATCTGGATGAGGAACAATATGTGTGAATGTGTCGGGGCTCAAGACCTTGTGTTCTTCCGCAGTATGTTCAGATACTATCCACCATCTTCTGTAAGTTCAATAATGGCAGATAGTAATGTATATCTCCGCATCGACCCATCGGTCAAGAAAGGAGAGGAACATGACCCATCTGCATTTGTCATCTTCTGTATCAATCCGGACAACAATCTTTTTGTAATCGATGTGGTGGTCGAACACCTTAAACAGTCTGAAAAAGAACAGATGGTCTTTAACTTGGTTCGCAGATACCGTCCCGTCAATGTCGGAATCGAAAATTCAAAGGAAGGAATCATCTTGATTCAGCAGCTCTATGACCAGATGCCAAAAGAGAACTGTTTCTTCAAGCTCCTTGAATGCAAACATGGGAACAAGAACAAAGAGCTCAGGATTGAAGCATCTCTTGAACCAAGGTTCGCAGCACATTCAGTGTGGTTCCCTGAACAGGCAGCATGGCTTCCGGAACTTGAACTACAACTCACCATGTTCTCAAAGATTGGAAAAACAATCTTGCACGATGATATTATCGATGCATTAGCATATTCAAACCAACATACCTCTGCACCAGTGTCCGGGGCAGTTAAACAAGGACAAACAACCAGAAGGAGACAACGACAAGACTATGGAGAAGAAAACGAGTCCTACTTTAACGATTAGAGAAGAAATAGACCTCGATTACTTTGAGGAATGTTTCTTACAATGGAGTCCTATAGAAAAACTTAAGACCAATTTCGATATGATGCAGACAATGTATATTGCATACAAAGATGACAAGAGAGCCGGAATGCTCTGGACTCTTAAAATCCATGCACGACTTTTTGTTGGTCTCCATAAAGACATCCGGACAGACCTCAAACTATTGGACTGTTTCAAGTTAGCGAAAATTGCAATAGCAAATCATAAACAAAAATATGGGGAACAATTATTTTTTGGTTGCTTCAAGGAAGAAAAATATGCTATACTGTTAAGTAGGAAGTTGAACTTTACTTTAATTGATGACAATTATGGCATATTGTCATATCAAGTATAGAAGGATTCAAATATGGCTGACCCTATGACATGGATTGCGATAGCTGCAGTTACCACAGCCGTAACAGCCGGTACAACGGCAACAGTTGGAGCAATTGAGTCAAGGAAGGCTCGCAAGAAACAAAAAGCACTTTCCGCAGAAGCAGACCGCAAAGCAAAACAACTCGCAGAAGAAGCACGACTTTCAGAACAACGAGCAGCAGAGACCGCAAAAGAAGAAGCCCGAAAAAGACTCTTACGAGTACAATCCGCATCGACAATTAAAACATCTCCGTTAGGGGTAGAGGAATCTGCACAACTAGCTTCAAAAGAACTGTTAGGGGGAGTAAGGTGAGCAAATCTCAAGCTGAACTTGATATAGATTATTACGAAAGACTTAAATCAGATAAGAACAATTTCTCAAACTGGTTTCAGGAACTTGCACGATATGTTATTCCATATAAAGCAGAAGTCACAACTCGCAGAGCTCCAGGCACACGACTCCCACGAGACATCTATGATACGACAGCTATTCAGGCTCTTAACATATTTGCTGCTGGTCTCTCTGGTTATCTTACCAATCCTGCATCACCTTGGTTTTCTTTGCGACTACAAGACCGAGAGCTTATGGACAATAAGGAAGTCAAGGTGTGGCTTAAACAGGCGGAGAGAAAATCATACGACATCTTTAGTTCATCGAACTTCTACAACCAAATACATGAGACCTATATAGAGCTTGGAGCATTTGGGACAGCTGCACTCTATTATGAAGATGACCCACGCAAACTTATCCGGTTCGATACAATATTTATTGGGGATGTCTTTATAGATGAGAATGCACGAGAAGAAGTAGACAAGATATTTCGTGAACTCCGTCTTACTCCAGCTCAAGCAATTGAACTCTTTGGAGACCAAGCTGGCTCTAAAGCAATCAAATGTTTTGAAGAAGGAAAGACAACCGAAAGAATCAAGTATCTTCATTGTGTATATCCAAGGGATTTCAGAGACCTTACAAAAAAAGATGCAAAGAATAAAAAATTCGCATCATATTACTATGAACTTGAAGAAAAAATATTAGTGAAAGAGGGTGGCTACGATGAGTTCCCGTTCCTCGTTCCACGATATACAAAACTATCATGGAATCGATACGGGCATAGTCCAGCTATGCAAGCACTTCCAGACATCAAGATGATTAACCAAATGATGCTGACCACAATCAAAGCTGCACAAGTTGCTACATTTCCCCCTCTTTCCATACCTAATGAAGGATACATCTTACCATTTAGGTCTGGACCGGGTTCAAAGAACTTCCGGCTTACATCAGACCCGAATGATATGGCGAAACCAATTGTAGCCGGTGTAAACCTTCCCACTGGTCTTGAGATGATGAACCAGACCAGAGGACAAATTAACTCTGCTTTCTTTGTCGATATGTTTCTCTCTTTGATTAACCAAAAGAATATGACCGCAACCGAGGTTCAGGAACGAGTGGCTGAGAAGATGTTGATTTTAGGACCAGCTCTAGGTCGAATGATGCATGAACTTCTTGACCCATCGGTTGTGGCTGTATTCTTGACAGCAATGGAACAGGGTGCAATACCAGAACCACCAGACATCATAAAGGACAAAGACCTTGTGATTGAATATGTATCTCCCCTTGCACGAGCACAGAGAGCAGCGGAAGCTGGCGGAATCACAAATCTCTTAGCGGTTATCGGGGATATGTCTCAATATACTCAGTCTGTCCTAGACAAAATCGATGAAGATGAAGTGGTCGATATTCTTGCAGATGTGTATGGAACACCACCGACTGTCATTCGTTCAGATGATGAGGTCGAACAAATAAGAGCTCAAAGACAACAGGCTGCAGTAGATTTCCAGGAACAACAAGTTGCTGCCGGACAAGCTGAAACAGCAGAGAAAATGTCAAAGGCTGACCTTAATACACAGAAAGCGAGAACACAATGACTTTAGAAAGTAGACAGCAGACTGAAGAACAAATAAAAGCTATGAAGGAACTTTCAGCAAAGTTTCAGACGGTCTTTAATAATCCGACTGGACAAGAAATCCTTGAGCATCTTGCGACTACTGCATACTTTGACCGGACTCATAACGGTGATGTTTTACATGAAGGGAAGCGAGCACTCTTTCTTCATATTAAGAACATGATTGATTATGAGAAAACCGAACAGAAGATAAACATGCTCAGACAGCATGAAGAAGAAAATGATGATATTATCTAAC